GTACACTGCTCTCCCCGTTTCCGGGTCAACGCGAAACAGCCAACGTGAAGTGGACTCGTAATCCGACGGTTCGGTTTCGTCAAGGCGCCTGGGGAGAGTGCTTCCATCGCAGGAGAATTCCTCCATGAAGCGAAAGAAGGCTGACGAGCGCACCTACCCATGCACCGCGAAGGGCTGTAAGTGCGGAAAACCCGTCAAAATCAAGACGTTAAACGGCGCCAAGACCCCTATGCACGTTTAACAATCGGGAAGCCGGCAGGTCACAAAGCCTGCCGGCTTTTTTTCTTTTTCGCGCAACCACCGCCGCGAGCCGGTCGAATCACAGCCCATGAACTGGGAATGGATTCAGGACACTCCGGAGCAGGGCCGCGCGGTTTGCCGCCAGACCGGGCTTGCGCTTCTCGTCATTGCGACAGGCGGGACGCCGTACATGCATTGGCGCCTTCGAGGCTGGGCTTTTGACCCGCTTCATGAGATCTCGCTCAACTGACGGCATTGTTCACGATGTAGCCCGCGGCACCCGATTCCTCGACCACGGTCGCCGATGGTTGCCCCGGGCGCGGTTGCCCCTGGCGCCACTCTGTGAGGATGGTGTCGGCACCCTTGCCCATGGCGGCCTGCCGGGACGTCAGCTCGCGCTTGGGTCGCTCGAGGACGAGCACAGCGTCGACTTGCAGCCCCTTGCGGAGCGCGCGGGCTACCTGCGTCCCCTCGACCACGAAACGCTCACCAGCCTCACCACAGGCGGCAAGAATCCGCCCCGGTTGCGCCTCCCACGTTTCCGCTTTCCAATCGTCGGCCTGAATGACGGGGCGATCCCCCACCCTGGACGCTAGCTCGGTCTTGCCTCGACCAGGCCCACCGACGATGGCCACACGAGCGAACCGGGACAAGAGAACATCTAGGGCCCATTCGTTAACGATTGACATGTATACTTGAACCTCCTGCGACCGCGTCTAGCTCGACGTCGTTTGACCATGAACGTCGTTGCTCGTTGTGAGTATACGCTAAATTCTGCGTATACAGAGAGGGAAGGGGGCTGGGGGTTGGGAGAATCCACTGCAGGGAATCACTCCCCCGGAAACCCGCACCACCGGTTGCACCCTAGGCGCGCTTGAGAGTCGAGTCTGAACGATGTGGACCGCTATCGCCAAGTGGGCAGAGCTAGGATTGTTGGTGGTCCAGCGGTTCTGGCCCCAGCCCAAGGAAGAGTCAACCGCGCACCCAACGGATATCGGCACGGCGCAGAGCTCTGGCTTTGCTGCGGATAGGGAAGGCAAGATCGCGAGCCGAAGAGGGAAGCGATAGAGCTGGGGTGAGAGGTGGAGCCCTGGAAAGGTTGGGCTCGAAGGGGGCAGGATCGGTGGGGTGGAATGACGGGGGATTGATCGCGCGGTACTGGCGGAGCGAGAGAACTTTGGCCTGCAAAGATTGCACAGTGCACCACTGAGGCAGGGTGAGACGTGACCCAGGTAAGGGCGGGGCGAGGCTTTGAGCTGATGAGTCTGCTCATTGAATGGTGAGACGGCCGAATATGGCTGACGTGCGCATGTGAACATCGGCTGACTGAGCCGAAGCGAGCCACGGAACGAGCGAGAGTGACCCTGATGAGCTACGCAATCGAGATCAAAAGTCTGGCTCCGGAGGAGGCGCCGACCCCCTCTGACAGTGCACAGGATTTCGGAAGACTAATCGTCACCGGTTAACATGGCGAAGGAGACCTCGAGCAGGCTCACCCCCGAGCAATGGGCGGACCTGTGGACGTACGTTCGGAACGGTGGCAGCGCCCGCCAAGCCGCGGCTTGGGCCCTCCAGAACTTCGGGGTGATGATCTCGCACACGAGCATCATCCAGCGCGCCGAGTGGCGGGAGATTCGCGAAGAGCTCGAAGCCGAGCAGATGGCATCGGCAAGAGCCGCCATCGCGATGAATCGCGGTGAGGTGGTCGAGGTCGTCACCCTGACGATTCAGGACCTTCGCCGGGAACAAGCGTCGCTCCGGAAGGAGCTGATCAATACTCCGAAGGACGAGCAACGGCCGATCCTCAACCGCCTCAATGAGGTGGAAGACCGACTGAAAGAGTACGTCTCTGCGTTCAACAAGCAGGACCAACTCACGGCCCAACGGACTTACCGCGACGACAAGGCGGCCGAGTTGAACTCGAAAGAGGTGCAAACGGCCATCGACAGCATTCTTGCCGAGCTCGAGGTGCGAGTCGGGGCCGAAACGTTAGCCGACAAGCTGCTCGATGCTTGATATCGCCGACCTAGCCGAGCGCATTCAATCGCTCCCGGCTCACAAGCAGCGCAAGGTGTTGGAGAGCTACCGATACCGGAACCTCTCGACGCTCAACAAGCTGCGTTCCTTGCTGCTGAAGCTCCCGGTGGAAGAGCGCCGCGCGTGGGTCTCACGACTGCCGCCCCAGGCCATTCTCGCGCTCTTGCGGGAGTGGAAGTACCGCGCTCGCCTAGACCAGCTTCCGCCGCGCCAGCGTTGGAAGGTTTGGATCAACTGCGCCGGCCGCGGCACGGGCAAGAGCCAATCAGGGCTCAATTGGACGGCTGACGCTGTCCTTGACCACCCGGGCGAATACCTCGTGGTCGGCAAGACGGCGACGGAGACGCTCAACAAGCAGGTTCTTCCCCTCATCGACCTTTTGCGCGAGCGGGGTGAGTCGCTCAGTGACCGCGGGTCAATCGACAAGCGGATGGGCAAGATCACTTGCTCCAACGGCTCGGTGATTTACTCCGACGCGGCCACGACGGTCGCGGAGAACGTCCGCGGTTACAACCTCTCGGGCGCCTGGCTCGATGAGTTCTGCGTCTACGAGGACCCCGAAGAAGCGTACAAGCAAATCGAGTATGCCGTTCGCCGCGGTCTCTCCCAGATTTACATTTCGACGACCCCGCTCGTGTCGGGGAAGGCGAACGCGACCATGCGAGCGCTCATCAAGCGCCGTGGCACGCACTACACGACGACGAACGCATACGCGAACCTCGAAAACCTCTCGCTCGGCTATATCGACAACCTGCTCGAGGAAGAGGGAAAGCGGCGCGCCGAGGAAGAAATTTGGGCCGAGATCCTGGAGGACATCGGTTCACTCTTCACCGAGTCGATGTTCTACGACGATGGCGACTTCAAGTTTCGCTTCCGCGACGCTCCGCCGCTCGAATCGTTCGAAAGCATCGTTGTTGCCTATGACCCCGCCGGCAGCGGCAAGGTCTCAGCCGACGAGCACGGAATCATCGTCATTGGCTCCCGCAAAGAGCCTCACCCGGCGACCGGCAACAAGCTCAATCACTATTGGGTGCTCGCTGATAAGAGCGACAAGTATTCGCCCAACCAAGCGGCGAAAGTGCTCTCGGACGTCTATCACGAGTACCAGGCCAACGCGGTCGTCGCCGAGGTCAACAACGGGTGCGACTGGATCACGACGGTCATCAACAACCACGACTCAACGGTTGTGGTGAAGCCCGTCGTCGCAACCCGCGGCAAAGCCGTTCGCGCCGAACCTGTCGTCGGTGTCTACGAGCAGCGCCGCGTGCGACACAATCACAAGCTTGGCGAGCTTGAGGGCGAGCTCGTCACGTTTACCCCCGACGTGCGCAAGTCGCCGAACAGGGCGGACGCGCTTGTGTGGGGCATCACCTATCTCGAAGGGGGCAAGGTGCAACAATGGCAGCCACAAGAGACGTGGCTCGGTTTTTAGACGAGTTGGAGCAGTGGTAGCTTGCCGGTCTCATAAACCGGAGGTCGTTGGTTCGAACCCAACACTCGTCCCTTTGGTCAACACATGAACCTGATCCAATCCCTCTGGGCAAAGCTTCCGACATGGGACGACCTTGGCGGGCGTCTCACGCGCAAGAACTACGCCGACCAGCCTGTCGTGAACCGCGACACTGACGTCGACTCCCAAGAGTACAACTCGCTCGCGTTTGCCACCGCTCAGGTTGCGCGCACGTCGCCGTTTTGCATTTTGCAGGCGTCGCTCGGCGAAGGGGTAAACCTCGTCGACTATGTAAAGACGCAGGGCGCCGAAATCGAGGTGACCGTCGAGGTCGTTGGGACCGGCGTCTACAACTTGCGTTTCCCCACGAGCGTGACCGACCAAGCCGGGCGCAGCGTGCCGACCAACCTCGGCCTGGTGATGATTTCGTGCCAGTACGAGGATGGCATTCTCTACCCAATCGCCCGCGTGATGGAGGCGAACGTCGTCGAAGTCTCGGTGCGCAACCTTGCCGCCGCTGGCGCACTGTCGAACAATCTCGTGGGCGTCAGTCTCGCGATGTGGAGCAACTTCCTGTAAGTGAAGTACGACTTGTTACGCCGCCGCCGCGAGCAACGCTCCGGTGTGCAGCGCACATACCGACACGAACTCGTTGTCGACTGCGAGGCGCTGTACAAGGGCGGCGAAGAGCTCGAGGATCGCTTGAGTCGCTTCATGCCGAAGCCTGACTTGATGAGCGAACGCACCTACCAAACTGTACTGAGCGTTTCGCGCGTCAGCTACGTGAATTTGTTTGCGACGGTGGTGAACTACTACTCGTCGTTTCTCTTTGGCTTTCCGCTCATCTTTAAGACCCCTGCGGAGGACGGTTTCTATCAGCGGTTCAAGGATGACTGTGACGGCAACGGCACCAAGCTCCATGACTACCTGCAGCTTTCGCTGGTCGAGCTTCTCGTGGGAGGGATGGTGGCGACCGTTATCGAGCGCCGCGAAGTCCCGCGGACGCCTCGCAATGAGGCAGAGGCCGATGCGATGGGCGCTCGTGAAGTAACGGTCCGACGTTTCGGCGCGCGCGAGATCTTTGACTTCGAACTCGACGACCGAGGTCAACTGCTATGGATCATTCTTGGTAATACCGAGTACCCCAGAGCCAACCCTGGTGACGACGGAGAGCGCCGCGTCGAGCGCTACTGGGTTCACACCCGCACACAGACCGAATACTATGAAGTTCACGTCGACCGAGGCGGGGCGGTGCCTGGTCAGAACGACCTTGCGCCCAGCAAGGCTGTTCAGAACACTACTGGCCGCGTCCCTGTTGAGCTGTGGCTGCTTCATGACGGTATTTGGCTCGGTGCGCAACTGCGGTCGCCTTGCGTGGCCAACTACCGCTCCAGAACTGCATTAAGCTACCACAACAACAAGACAGCGTTTCCTGTCATCGTCCAAAAGACGGAAGACACCGCGGCCAAGCCCGAGTTGGGCGATCACGGGATCCGAATCGGCGTCAAAGACGAGATCGACTTTCTCGTTCCTCCCTCTGAGTCGCGAGAGAGTCTCGTCGAGGAACTCAAGGATACGGAGTCAAAGGTGTTTCGCACCGCGAACCTCGACTTCTTGGTCGATTCCGAGCGCAACAAGCCATGGCGTAGCGCATCAGCGAAGTCTCAAGACACCCAAACCGGTCACATTTCCCTCAAAAGTTACGGCGCCTTGATTCGCGACCACGCGAAACGTCTTTTGGAGCTCGTAGCTATCGCTCGAGGCGACAAGACCGACGGATTCGACGTCGAGGGATTCGAGAAACTCGACGATTGGGACCTGCAAGAGCTGTCCGAGATCGCTCTAACGCTCGCCAGTATCGACTATTCGGCGCTGGCCAATTTTGGTGAGACGTCGCAGCGCGAACTCATGGCTCGCCTAATCGCGCAGGCGCTTCCAGAAGCGTCGGAGGAGCTAAAGCAGAAGATTCGAGACGACCTCATGAAGGTCGAGATCAAGCCGAAAGAGCAACCGGAGAAGAAGCCAGATGTCAGCGGAAAACAAGGACCCCAAGGAAAGCAAGCCAATAACCGCCAACGACCTAGCGGGTCTGCTGGATGAGTTCGACAAGCGCGTAGAGAAGCGTTTCGTTGAGCTGGATACCAAGTTCGACGGAAAGCTGACGGACCTGACGAAGAAGTTCGTCCCACCGAAGGAAGAGAAGAAGCCCGAGGAGAAAAAGGCCCCCAACGATCAGGATCCCAGCCCCTCTGAGCTTGCTTCTCAAGAGCGGATCAAAGTGCTCGAGGAACGCCTGCGGGGCTCCTCTGAAAAGGCTGTACGCGCTGCATTGCGCAGTGAGCTCGACAAGGTGAGCACCGGAAAGCTTGCGACCGGCGTCGAGGATTTGATCAAGGACAAGTTCCTTTCGACCGCGACGCTAGACGTCGAAAAGGAAACCGCGACCTTTTTGGTCGACGGCAAACACTACGCGGCCGTGGGCGAGGCATTCGAGAAGTGGATCGCGCTCGATGTCCACAAGGGTTACCGCCCTGCCCCAGCGTCGCAGGTCCAAACGCCCGTGCAACCACATGTGTTCACTGGCGAAGGTAACACGCAAACGAACGAGATTGCATCGGCCATCAAAGGGGCCGGCATTCAACTGTAAGATTTAACACAACAAGGAGAGCCTCATGGCCGCAACAGCTTCAGCTGCCCTTCAACAAGGGCTAAAGATCGCACCAGTAATTCAGCGCACGGCGAACAAGAAGGTTCCCGCTCTTGCTGGTGTACCCGTGGTCGGGCCTGACGATCCGTCGGGTCCCGCGTGGAACATCGATACGAGCACCGGGACTGTTCGTTACCACGGGGAAGGTGCCGACTTTGCTGCTGGCACGGCCCGCACGTACATCCGGGCAAAGCTCGATTGGGGCCGTATGGATCACCCAATCGAGCTGACCGACGAGGCTATCGCACGCGCCCGCTTTGGAAACCCCGATGGTATCCAGGACCTCAAGGGTGAGGCACTCGGGGAAGGTATTCGCGACTTCCTGGCGAAGATTCAGAGCGAAATGTTTCAGGGTGCGGGCGGCGCGAACCAGATCGCTGGTTTGCACATGTCCAACGACGCGACCGGCTCCTATGCAGGCATCAACCAAGCATCGGTAACCGACTTCGCCGCGTTGGTTATGAGCGCGAACACAACCACGCCCGGCACAGCCGCTGCGCTCACGAAAAAGCGCTTGCGCGACTTCGTGGCCGCAGTTGTGGAGCGCAGTGAAGTGTTGAAAGAGGAGCTGGTCTTCTTCACGCACGCGACTGGCGTAAACCGGGTGATTGACCTCTACGAGAGTCAAGTGAACTACACGAGCCAAGCCATGCTTGGCGGCGTGCAACCGCGCGTTGTGTTCGACGGGCTCAACTTCATCGAAGCGCCGCAGGCGGCCTATGCTCATCCGAGCGACACGTCGACTAAGTGCTCGATTAGCGCGGCGTATATCGACTGGTCGTCGCCAAAGCGCGGGCTCCACTGGCAAGTGCTGCCCTACCCGACCGACGAGTCCAAGGTGATTCTGAGCGGTCTGCCTTACGGCATTCAGCTGGTCGTAGATTCGACCGGTGCTCACGCCAGCAAGTGGGTGCTCCGCACCATGCTGCAGCTGGTGAACCCCAACCCGAAGAAGGGCGGTGTCCTCAATGACATCCTCATCTAAGGATCGGACCGTCACCTTCGTGAACATCGCGAAGGAGGCCGTGTGTGTCTACTTGAACAAGCAAACGCACACGGCCGAGCCGGGCAAAGAGCTCGAGATTCCCGCGAGTCTCGTCGAGTACGTCAAAGAACGCGGCTACCCCTTGAAACCGCCTTCTGAAGTCGAGCAGTCCAGCGACGAGAAGCCACTGGATCGGATGAACAAGGAAGAGCTGCTCGCGAAGGCGAAGGAGCTGAGCTTGGTCGTCGCAGACGAAGACACCAAAGCGATCCTGATCAAGAAGATCCAGGACGCTTCCACCGCGAAGTCGTAACACTTGGCATTCCCCGCTGACTCCAAAATCCAGGTGCTGAAGTTCCTGGGCTGGCCGCTTTCGTATGTTGGCCTCGACACGAGGCTCGACGGGTTGTCTCAGCTCGCGAGCGACGAGGTCTTGGCCATCGTCGACGAAATCACGGATGTGGAGTCGCGCATTGCTGGTTACGCGCGGGACGTGGCCGGCATTGCGCAGGTGAACACCCTGGCTTTCACCCCTGGGGGGGCCATCGCAGAGCTAGAGCACCTTGGAAACAACCAGGTGCAGAAACTCGCCAACGCGCTCGGGGTGGAGGTGCAAGCCTTTCCGTTTGGAAGTGGAGCCAAACGAGGCCCCGGCGCGTTGTTTTTTGGTGCCTGATGGCGACGCTGTTCGAAAACCTAGTGCCGCTCATGCCGAAGCTGAACGCGATTGCGGGGAAGCTTGGCGCGAACCCGCATACGGTGACGGTTGTGACCGGCTCGGACGCTTCCAAAAACGCGTTCTTCAAGGGCAAGACATCGGCGAGCACTTCGACCGCGCTGGCTGTCTATGAGGCAGGTCAGAACCCAGCCTTTAAGGTGCTGCGCAAAGAAGCGGCCGGCTTGGGGATCCCAGAAGACGCATTGGTGCGCTTCGGCCCAATCACGCCATCGCACAACGGTGGCGGATACACTGCTGACCAACTGCGCGGCGCGGGCGCGGCTTCTGTCCACTACCTCGTCAGTGGGCCCGGCATGAGCGCTGTTCGCTTCGAACTCTACTCGCTCGATACGAGCGACCCGCTCGGATACTACCTGACACTCAAGAGGGCCTGATTGATGGCAACACTCGGCACCACCGTTGGAGCAAACCAGCTCCCTGCGAATCCCGCGGGGCTCGTGGACGGCGGCGCGCATGTCGTCACCGACAGGGGCTTGGGCGTTCTGCTCGACCTCATCGAGACTGCAATCGTCGCTGAGTGCGGCGCGTTGTTTCTCGCGCTGTTTCCCAGCGGCACCTCGGCCGTTAGAAGCAAGGTCCCGTTCGACGTGCTCGAGTGGGATGACCTTCTGCAGTTCGATCACCCCTCGCTTTGCATTTCGTCCGCTGGCGGCGGTGAGCGCGTGCTCGACCTCGACGGGCGGCGCGCAAAGCTCAGCACCATCACGGTGCGCTACATGCTTTCGCAGCTGAGTCCTGAAGAATGGGTTCGAGCGAACGGGTTTCTGACTGGCGTTGAAAACGCGATCCGCGGTGTCCTCCAAGAGGGCTGGCACCCCGACTACAACTCGGGGCGGCAAAGTCTCTACGGTGAGAAGTCGCGCGCGAAGTACGCGAGCCTCTTCATTCGTGACGCGCAAAAGCCTCACGTGATCGCCGGTACCGACATTCGGCTGCCTTCCCTCCAGGTGCGCATCGACGCCGCCGAGATCGTCACGCAAAACCCGAACGTCACCGAGGCGCTCCCGCCGCTTGGCGGCGTGGACGCGGAGCTGAATCTTGGGCCGCAGGGCGAAGAGATCGCGCCTCTCGTCCAAGTATCCGTCGACCTTTGACCACCACCAAGCTTGGTGACTTCGCGGATGAGTTTCGTCACGAGGTCGCCGAAAAGCTCCAGGAGTCTGGGCGCGTTGCAGTGGAACACTCGCGCGCGAACCAATCTTTCGGCGGTCACGTCGTCAAAGCCGCGACGCGAGCGCAGCTCGTTTCACCCACTCATCTACGCATCACGAACGACAGCCCCGCTGCTCACTATCTCGAGGAGGGGACGCGGCCGCACGCGATCGTGCCACGGACGGCGGCGCGGCTCGTGTTCCGAGTCGACGGGCGGCTCGTGACCACTCGCAAGGTTAACCACCCGGGCACCCGGGCTCACAAGTTCGTCACCGCTGCGGCCGAAGCCGCCGCCGAACACTTCGTCAAGGACATGACCGAATGAAACTCACCGTTTTCTCGAATCCAGATTGCCACGTCAGCGACCCCAATCACGTTAGGTTCGTCGGAAACCCCGCGGGTTACATCGGACGCCGTTACGATCCGGAAACCGGCACCTATCCGCTGAAGGAAGAGCCAACGGAGTTCGAGGCGGAAGGGCGCCCAGGGCAAAGAGTCCTGAAATTGCTTCAGCGCGGCGAGCTGCTCCCCGCAGACGAGGCGACTGCCGACGCAGCAGGAGTCGAGCTGCCTGCTTCCGACGAGTCCAAACGCGATGCTGCAAGCAATGGCGATGCCAAGCCCGAAGCGCCTCCCGCCGACAAGGCGACGGCGGACACAGTGGGCGTCGAGCTCAAGTCTTCCAATCGTCTCACCAAAACCAAAACGGCGCCCGCATTGGAAGCGCCGGAGATCAAGTAACCACCACCTCCAAACAGGAGAGCGCATAAATGGCACTAGCTCTAGACGGATTCCCGCAGGATCGGGTTGTCCCCGGAATCGGGTTGCAAATTAACTGGGCGGCTGGTCAATCCTCGGCCCCCGCCCCTTCGCGCGCAGCTGTGTACGTCGGCAAGAAGCTGACTTCCGGCTCCGTGGCTCCGCTCACGATGACTCGCGTCAAGGGCGAGTCGGACGCTGCCAAGTTCTTCGGCAAAGGCTCGGACTTGCACCGTTCGCTTCGAAAGCACTTCCGGATCCACAAGGGTGGCGTCGTGTGGGCTTTGCCCTATGCGGACGGCGCCGGAACCGCTGCGACTGGCACGATCACGATCACCGGCACGGCAACGGGAAGCGGAACCATCGAATGCACGCTTGCGGGTGAGCTCGTCACCGTTGGTATTGCCAAGGGCGACACCCCGACGGTCATCGCGGGTAAGCTCGTGGAGGCGGTCAACGGCCGTTCCCACTTACCGGTCATCGCAAGCAACGCGGCCGGCGTCGTGACGTTCACGCATAAGCACACGGGGCTTTCGACGGGTACCGCGACGCTTGGCGTCGTTCGGTACCGCGCGAGCGCCTCGAGCGGCTCTGGTGTAACGACGGCCACTGCGGGTGCTGCCCTTGGTATGGGCACGGGCACCCCCGGTGTCGACGGCGCAACCACGGAGGCCGTTGCCCTCACGGCCGCATTGGTCATCCTCGAACAATACGGGATCTACTACGTTGCACCGTGCGCGACGTCGGCGGCCATTATCGCCGCGGTCTACGCGCACATCTCGTTCAAAAACACCGCGGGTGTAGGCAAGCGCTGCGTGAGCATTCTGGGATACACCGGATCGCTTTCGTCGGCTCAGACCCTCGCTCTCACGCCGAACAGCGAGCTGCTCAGCATTGTGGCGCAAGCGAACAGCGAGCACGACACAGCTGAGCTCGTCGGTTGGGCCACGGCAACGCGTCAGCGTCGCGAAGGCGCAGAGAAGTTCAACATGGCGAACATGATCGGAGCTCGCTCTCCCGAGCTGCTCCCCGTGTTCAATGGTGCCGACCGCCCCGACACCGATGATCTGAATGCGGCGCTGCTGGACGGTGTCTCGCCGATCGCAACGGATGACGTTGGGGCCTACCTCGTGAAGTTCGTCACCACCCGCAGCAAGGATGCAAGCGGTACAGTCGACGACCAGCGCGCGGCCGACGTGCACCGCATCAGTGCAGTGCATCACATCGCGGATCGACTGGTAACGAAGATCGCTGTTACCTACGGCGGCTTCTTCCTTCGCCCTGACAAGCGCAACGACGACGGTTCTGTGGACTTCACGCAGCGTGTGGATGCGAAGGTGCTCACCGAGTCGCAGTTTGCGCCGACGGTCTACAGCCTCCTGAACCAGTGCGCGGGCTGCCTGAAGGACGTCGACCTCGCCAAGGAGAGCGTGAACGTAACCATCAGCGATCAGAACGCGTCGCGCATCGAATGCACGATGAACCTCGACATCGTGAACCTGGCTTCTCAGTTCGGCGTCGAGATCAACGAAACGTCCGCGGCCTAAGACGCGGTTAATCAGAAGGGACTACAACAATGGCAGACAGACCATTAGAGCAGACAACCAAGCTCTTCTTGTTCATCGACGGGGCCAAGATTGGCCGCCTGCAGAACGTCGAGCTTTCGAACGAGTCAGGCAAGATCCGAGTCGACGATATCGAGCAAGGCTTCAGCGGGTTCTCCGTCGGCGCGGGTGCCACGACCATCACGGGTTCGTGTTACGTGCCGCTCGGCGGGCAGGCTGACTTCGATTTCGTCTCCGCGGCTTCGCAGAGCGGTGGGATTCACGAGGCCCAGTTTCCGATCGGTGCGCAGACGTATATTGGCGAAGGCTACTTCCAGAACGCCAAAGTCGCCGGATCCATCAACGATACGACCAAGGTGGATTTCACGTTCATCGGTCAGAGCAACGCACTCGAATGAACGGGAAACTGAAACGCGCCGTGGCCAAGATGGACGCGGCACCCAAGCCTGAAAAGGTAGAGACGAGCTCGGTATTCGCCGCTCTCATCTCCGGTGGGCTCCCTTCAAAGGTGCTTCCGACGCGATGGGGAAACGAGATCATTCCGATCCGGTTCCTCGTTCTCCCCATGCGCGACATTCAGCAAGCCAAGGTCGATGCGTCAAAGCACTTCCGAGAGCTGAAGGTCGATCCGACGGAGGAGACATATCAGAGCCAGCTCATTGCGCACTTGCTTGAGGTGGCATGCGTCGAAACCGAGCTCACGAAGGTGAGCAACGGGAAGACGTTTTACCGCCGCATCTTCCAGAGCGTCGACGAGGTGCTTTCGTTGACCGACGACCAAGTGATCATGCTCTTCGAGCAGTACCTCTTGGTGAAGACCGAGTTTGCGATTCCCGACGACGGTGCGATCCGAACGCGAGAGGATCTCGACGTTTGGATCCAGGCGATGCAGCGGGAGGCGGACGCTAGTTTTTTAGCGCAGTTGCCGTCGCATCGGTTGGCGAGACTCATGCACATGATGGCAATGGAGATCCAACTTTTGCGTTCTTCCCAGCCCTCGGACTGGCGCGATATTTCGGGGTTGAAAGCGGCGATCTCGGGATTGTCCACTACGTCATCTACCGAGCTTGCGTCGGAGCTATCCGAGACGCCGCAGAGCGCGGGCGAAAGTCTGCACCTGCAAGCTTCACGCAACGAGTTCCCACGCCAAGACCTAGACGTCGACGCTGACCAACGGGCCCGCACGAACGAATTGCTGAGCCAGTTGAACAAGCACTAACGCATGTCCACGAAAACCATCACCGTCGACTTCACGGTCGCCAACGCCGAATCTGTGGAGGCCGCCATCGGTGGCTTTTCCGACAAGCTGAAGGCGGCCCAGGAGCGCGCGACGCAGCGACGTCGCGGCACTCCCGACGGTGACGAAGAGTCTGGCGTTCGGCGCCTCGAGCAGTTTCGGGAACGCGAGCAGGTCAAGCTTGACAGTAAGCTCACGTTGCTGCGCGAAAAGGCTGCTCAGCAACAGCTCACGTTTGAAGAACGCGACCGCTTGCGCGTGGACAACAAGCTAGCTCTGTCTCGCGAAAAGTTCGCTCAGCAACAGGCTGTCCGAGAGGAGCGGTCGAGCCTGCAACGCGTTTCGAAAGAAGACCGAACGCGCCTTGCGATAGAACGCAAAGTCGCCCGGGAAGCGGAGCGAGAGGGCAAGAAGGCTGCACGCGAAGTTGAGCGCGAGCGTTTGGCTGGCGAAAAGCGGATCGCACAAGAGGCGAAGGCCGCGGCGCGCGCTGAAGCCCGCGAGCGCACGGCTGTGTCTCGCCGTGCAACGGGTATCGTTCGTCACGGGCTGAACGCTCCGTTTGGACTTGCCGCAGGAGCAGGGCGAATGGCGGCCGGCGTGATCGCTGGGGGGCTCGCTCTTGGCGGCTCCGCTGGGATCTACGATAGCGTGCGCGCGGGCATTGACGCCGAAAAGAAGGCGATTGCACTCGTAAACTCGACGGACGGAGCGGTCACCAAAGACCAGCTCATGTCTCGCTCGAGTGCGATCGCCCGTGAGACTGGTTTCTCCCAAAGCGAGGCGATCGGTGGTGTCGCCCAATTCGTCAGCAAGACCGGTGACATCGACACCGCGATGCGCAACTGGGAGAACTTCGCGAAGATTGCGCGCGCCACCGACTCGGAGATCGGGGACATCGCTGACGCTGCGGCAGACCTTTCGGCGAAGTTTGACATCAAGTCCGTCGAGGACATGAAGCAAGCCTTTGCTGGCTTGGTACAACAAGGGAAAGAAGGCGCCTTCGAACTGAAGGACATGGCCGAACAGTTTCCGCGCATCGGAGCAGCGGCGCGCAACTTTGGCTGGTCCGGCACACGCGGCCTTTCACAGCTTGGTGGCCTTGCTCAGATCGCGCGCCAGAGCACGCCAGGTTCGGAGGAGGCCGCGACCTCGGTGGAAAACTTCTTCAACCAGTTGCAGGTGAAAAACGCTGACCTCGAGAAAGGCAAGTTCGGACAGCGCTTCAGCATCTACAACAAGGCCGGCGATCAACGTAGCGGCGTCAAGGATTTGGAGGAGCTCGCCCCCCAGCTGATCGATTCGGTTGGCGGCAACACGGGCAAGCTGCTCAAGATCCTCGACATTCGCGGCATGCGCGCCATCGCGTCCTTGAACAGCGTCTACAACGACACGGTTCAAGCGACCAAGGGCACGGACAAGGAAAAGCGAACGGCCGCCATGACAGCGGTTCGCGCAGAGATAACCCGTCGCGTTGACACCCGCGCCGCGAACGGAATGCTCGATACTGACTACGCACGAGCGCAAGGCGCGACAGGTGACGGATTAGACCGGCTCGTCGAGGACCTTCGAACCGAATTCGGCAAGAAGCTACTACCCGTCCTTCAGGAGGCAATTCCAGAGTTTCGAGAATTGATTCCCACCGTTGTGGATCTGACGGACAAGTTCGTCCAGGCAGCGCCGGCCATAATTGATGCCTTGGCTAAATTGGGGATGCTTGGCGCGAGCTTTGCTCAATGGGCAGCCGAAAACCCGGTACAGGCAGCGCTGTCTTTGGTGTCTGCTGGAATCGTCAAGGCGGTCGCCATCAACGCAATAAGCAATGCCGTAGGCGGACTCGTGAGCAATGTGGTCACCGCATCTACGTCAATGGGGAGCGTCAGCGCAGCCCTGGGACCGCTCGCAATCGCGCTTGCGGCTTTCGGGTTGGCGCTAGCTTTTGCAAATAAGGCGGCGGACGAAGGTCGCCGAAACACGGAGACCGAGTCGGACGTCAAGCTCGGTGACTTTGCTCGACGCTACCTTCAGGAGGAAGGGGACACTCCTCAGACTCGAAAGAAGCTCGCGACGGTAAAGGACGAGATCCAAAACAGCGTGCCGGAAATGTACAGTCCAGAAACCAAGCGCTTCGTGAAGGCGTACGTTGGTGGTTCTGTCATCGATCAAACTCAGTCACTGCTTGGGATGGATCCTCTAGACGAGGTTGACAGGGAAAAGATTGTTCGCGGCATTGATGGCGCCGAGGAGGCAAGCAAAGCCTTTCGTCCGCACCGCATCCAAAAGCAGCGACTATCTGATGAGGAAGCGTGGAGCATGGGCATCGATCCGGCTTCGCTCAAGTATGACGAGCAACCTGTCGACCCGGTTATCGAGAAGCAGATTCGCGAGAACTACGGCGACACCGAGGTTGCAGACCGACTGATTGAAGCGGCGCGACCGTTGAGCATCCAGGACCTTGTCCCGGAAATGCGCAGCAACAACCCGCCGAAGGAAATTCCAGACGCCTTCACGGGTAACCTAGAGCACGACGCGATGCGCCTTCGGGACACCCGCCGTGCTGGTGGCCTACCGCTTGAAGCCACCGAGACGTCGGCGAACGGTGACAGTGTTGACGCTCTCGCAAAGCTGGTCGAAATCGCTCCCCTCCTCAAAGAAGCGGCAGAAGCTCATCGCAAGTCGGCGGAGGATCTCCGCTCGGCCGCGCGCGCCGCCCGTGATGGCTTTCAGCCGAACCGCACATTCAAATGATTCCCCCCGTAGCAATTGGACCGATCGGCGGCCCTGGAACGAGCTCGACTCGTCAAGGGGGCGTCGACGTCCTGAAAACGCTGTTCACCCTAAGCTGGAAGGGTTTGGAACTGCCGTGCAGTGAGATCAGCTACGAGAAGGTTAAGCGTCTCACCCGTCACTCGGTTAGCTACTTGAGCGGGCAACTCATTCGCAACATGGGCTCAGACAGCGACGCGATCACCTACACGATCCCGTTGTTTCAGAACATGTTCAACCAGCGTTGGGCGAATGCGTTCACGGATATCTTTCCGCGGCTGCTCGAGCTGTTCGACGAGGAAACTCCGGGCGAGCTCGTGGACCCAGTGCACGGCGCGCGCGACGCCTACTGCGTGCAGATTGGTTACACCATTACGTCGCAGAACCGTGGCGGCGTGCCGGTACAAATCTCTTTCGTCAAGGACACCGAGCTCGACGCGGAAAGCGAACCGACGCCGCTCACCATCAACGCTGCGAAGGTCGCTGCGGAGGAATACGAGCGCCAATACGCTGCCATCTTCCCTGGTCAGTTGAACCTTGCCGGTGAAGAGTCGCCGTTGGACATCCTGAACGCCCCCTACGTGTTCGCTTCGAAGGCGAACCAAAAGATCAACAAGGTGGCGGCCACTATGGACCGCTTCGCGAACAAGATCGACTCCACGCGCACCGAAATCGAGACGTTGGGAGACATTAGAAACTGGCCAGTGATTGCGTCGGCAAAGCGCCTGGCGCGTTCCGCGCGCGACATGACGAGTGCGGTTACGGGCTCACGGAAGAAAATCCGCGCACGCGCCATCTTGGTCGACACCGCGCTTCCAATGCTCGCTGCCGATCTTGGCATCCCCCAGGACGAATTGCTCGACCGCAACCCCAACTTGGTCGGGGAAACCATGGCAAAGGCGGGCTCGACGGTGTTCTACGAAGTGCCGGCATGATCGCGTTGGAATTTCCCGAGCAGGGGCGGCGCTTGACGCGGTTCCTCTCGTACGACATTGACGCGTCGTTCTTCCTGCCGCCGCACCGCTTCACGTTTCACCTGGCGGACGTTCGGGACACGGTAGGGCTGCGCGAGCTGACCAACCCTCTCACGCCGGTGAACATCTACCAGGACGAGGACCTGGTCCTCTCCGGAGTCATTCTCGACCAAGAGATCGAAGAAGACGACACGATCCAAATCCGAGGGCTCGACCATACCTATCGCCTCGACGGCACACTCGATCCAGGAAACCCAATCCCGTACAACACGGCGCTGCTTGAAGCGCTCAAACGCCAGGTTGCTCCCTTTGGTTTCACCGAGGTACTGAGCGACAATAACGAGCTGCGCCAAGCTCAGTGCTCTGCGGCGCCCTCGGTCACTGCCGCGAAGCCGACCAAGAAGGTTTCACGCGAGAAGATAAATGCCGGTGACAAGGCTTGGAGCCTCGTGAATCGACTGGCTGCGAAGTACGGATACTACGTTCAGCCGGGCGTATCCGGTTCAAAGCTGGCACTCGCGAAGCCCGAGTACAACCAGGAGCCTACCTTCCACCTGAAGCGGTTCTTGGAAAATCCGCAGGGCAACAACTTGCTCTCGCGCACTGTTTCGCGTGGCTACCAGGGCGTGCCGACGTACGTGCAGGGGTTCTCTCGCAGCGGTGACCCAAGAGAGCGCCTCGTGGGCGCCAAGGCCCAAGCGGCGCTCGAGGAACAGATTCGCGCCAATGCCGAGATCGCCGCAATCCTTGGCGGCCGAGCGATCTACGCCAAATACAACGCGAAGGGTTCGCCGACTCCCGGCTTGCTCCAGGGCGGAACGCAGCGGGTCTACAATCCGTTATTCATTCTCGACCACCACACGAACGACGGGTTCGAATTGGAGAACCGACTGAACCGGGAGTTTGTTGAGTTCTTCCGAAACACGTTGGTTGTTCGGTGCACGGTGCCAGACCACGCTCAAAACGGCGCGACGTTCGCGACCGACACCATCGTTGACTACATCGACGAGGCGGCGGGCCTGATCGAAAACCTCTACCTTGCCGAGCGATCCTTCTCGCTTTCTGGGGACCAAGAGACGACGCGTCTCACCCTTGTTCGACCGCAGACGGTGAAACTATGATCTCGATTGTTGACGTCGGAGCCAGCGAAGTTGCCGAAGGCGCGATGACCGTGCAAACCGGCAACTCCGACGACGAGGAATTCCAAGTCTTCGACCAAGTACCGGTGTTCGGGACGCTCGGTGTGGGGTCGCGCCCGTTCCCCGCGGACGCGAGCGCGTGCCAAGCGCTTATCGCTGAGACGCCGGCGAGCGTGCAAGTCGTCGCCATGCGCGACGTACGCAACGCCGCGGTACTGGCAACCTTGCAGCCCGGTGACTCGGTGCTCTTCTCGAGCGGACCTGCTCTTATTCGAATCTACGTGCGCGAAAGCGGCGAGGTTCAAGTCACGAACGCGAGCAAGTTCACGGTGGGCGATCCTAGTGGGGCCAAGGCCTTGGCGATTGCCGAGCTCGTTGAGGCGCGAATTCAGGCCATCGTCGACGCGATCACCAACGCGGTACCGGTGCCCCAAGACGGCGGAGCCGGGCTGCAGGCAACCATCGTTGCGGCTCTGACCGGTGCGACACAGCCGGTGGGCTGCGGGAAGACGTTCAGCGAATAATGGCAAGAGGCTACGGGATTGCTCCCTTCGGAATGGGTGTCTGGAACTACGGCGTCCCCTATGAGACGCCGCTCGCGGACCAGGATCCAAATCCAATCCGTGCCCTCACGCGCAACGGCGATCTTTCACCGAACAACCGCACCACCGCGACCCAACAGGGCGTTGCGATCGTGTTGGGCTCGAAGCTCGGGAGCTCGATTGTGCTGCCCGAGATTGGTGTGAACTACCCGCCTGTGATTGCCGCGGCGTACCAGCGGCAAATCGAGTCAGCGATTCGGGTCGCGCTGCGCGGATACATCAATCGAAAACTCATCCGGCTTGTTGCCGTCACCGTCGAGGTGTCCGGCACGGCGTCACGGATAGTCGTGGACTATCTGGACAACACGTTGGGTGGAACTCAAGTGCGAGAGGTTATCAGCTGATGGCGGTACCGAAACCAGGAGAGCTCTGGGTCCCAGCACAGGGAGAGCTCAAGCGACAGGCGCTCGATGACTATCGGACCTTGCTGCAGCAGAACGGTTTTGACACGGTCGAAACCTTCGAAGGCACCGAAGTGGACATTCGCTTCACTGCCATCGAGACGATGCTACAGCCGGTGTTCTACAACATCGCGATCAAGGCGGACGCGAGTTCAGAGCAGACGGCCACCGGCGCGGATCTCGAACAGCGGCTAGCAGACGCGGGCCTCCCCCCAATTCCGCCGTCGCGCAGCGTGGGCTACGTCACCGTCACGGTTTTCGGTACCGGCGGGCGCGTGTTTGCGGATGGCCTCGAGGGAAAGCTAGAGAACGGTCTGTTCGTGCAGGTCTCCGGTACACAGGCGGGGATAGAAAACGGCGGCCGTGTTCGCGTTCGAAGCAGGGAACCCGGCAAGTCGGCTAACGTCGCCGCCGGAACTGAGGTGGTGTGGACGACGCCCCCGTTCAACGTCGCGGCAAAAGCGACTGTAGCGGCGCCAGGGCTCCGCGGCGGTACCGACGAAGAGAGCGAGGAACAGAAACGCACTCGGATCGGGATCCGACGCCAGACGCGCGCCGGTGGTGGCAACTGGGGTCACGCCGTCGAGGTTGCCATGGCAGCCGACGCTTCGATTCAAGCCGCCTTTGCTTACCCAGCGATCGGTGGTCCCAGTTCTTGCAAAGTCGCCTTGGTGAAGGCGCTCGACGAATCGAGCAGTGACTTTTCGCGTGCAGTCCCCGACGACACCGTGACGCTGGCTACGGCCGCGGTGTTCGGTGAGATGCCCGGCTTCGCCGAGTTCGAAGTACAGAGCGCAGTCGATGAGGATGTCGATGTTACACTCGCGCTGGGATTGGCCGGCAATGGTTGGCGAAACACCTTGCCGTGGCCCGTCGCTTCGGTGGATGGCCGCGTTACGGTCTACTCGGTTGGTTCGACAACCGAGATCACAATCTTGAAGTCGGAGACCAATGGGAACGCGCCCTACCCAGGGGCGCAGATCATGTGGTGGAGTCCAACGAAGCAGCGTTGGGTGACGTCGACCGTCGTTGTCGCCGACGATGACGGAGCGACGTGGACTGTCTCGCTGGACGCCCCGCTCGTTATCGAGTCATCAGGCGTCGCTGCGGGCGACTTCTTAAGTCCCGCGGCTTTCGATTCCGATGCGCATCGCGCTGCCTGGTTGGCGCAAATGAACGGATTGGGTCCCGGGGAAAATACGACCTCGGCGAGCATACTCAACCACAACCCCACACGGGGTTTCCGTAGGCCTTACGGTTACGAGAGCTTTCCTTTCGAGCTGAGCTCTCGGCAGACGAACGCTTTTCAGCGCGCGTTCCGGGACGTGATTGACGTCGACTACCTTTATCGATCTCAAAGTAAGCCCACTGTTCCGGGCTCGATTACCACCGCTCCCAACGTCCTTCGGCTCAGACACTTCGCCGTTTACCCGTCAACCTGATGGCCAACACTAGCACTCCTCCAATTTGGGTCGCGCCCGTCTCGCTCGAGGACTTGGGCGGCGGTGTGACGAAGAGAAACTACGCCGATCAGCCCGTCGTCAATCCAGAGACCGACGTCGACGTGAAGCAGTACAACGGGAACTGCTCCACAGTCTCCGGCATGTCGCGCACGTCGGAGTTCGCACGACTGCACGCGACCCTTGGGGCCTCCCCCGCGATTGGCGCCTACCGCGGGCAGCATGGGATTGGGCTCACCAACGCGCCGACGCTGACGCGAATCGGGACCGGTAACTACCGCCTAACGTGGAATCAAACGTACACCGACCGGTTTGGCCAGATCGGTGCGGTCAACCTGAAGACGTGCGCAATCCAAGCACACGGAACGACGCCGCTGATCGTTCAGCCCGTCGTTACGAGCGCCTACACCATCGAGCTCTGGGTCTGGAACATGAGCTCGACGCTTGTGGACACGGCGGCGGGCGTAACCATCACCGTGGGCGTGGAGTAATGCTGGGAGGATACCACGGCTTTCCGGTGCGACTCGGCGGGTCCAAGCCCGTAGCGAGAATCTATCACGAAGCGCTGCGCTCCGCGCTGCCCTCGGCTATCCAAAGTGTCCCTGGATCGCTCGCAGACTGTGAGACACTAGCAACCGCCCGCGTGCTTGCGATGGCGTGGAAGGCGCAACAGCGCTACGAGGCGAACCTTTCGCCGCGCACGGCTTATGCGCTGCTTGGAAACTGGGCTGAGCGATTCAGGATCCAAGTCCGCGAGGGCGATTCTGTCGAATACATTCAGGCGCTTTGCGCGTGGAAGCACAGGGTGAACCTTCACGGCCCCAACCCAAGCTCGATATGGGACGCCTGCAAGTTGGTGCTGGGGAATCATCTAGTCGACGTGCAATACCGTCGTGGCTCCGATTTGGAGACGCCTCCGCCGGATACAGGGACAGAACCTTGGACGTCTGGTCGCTCGCTCATCACGGTGCAGGCCACGCGGCGCGAGCTCAAGAGCGACGAGTTTGCGTTTCTGATGAACGTACGCTTGGGGGAAATCCTCGACGCGCTCGCGCCCGGCTACGGCTCTTGGGATTGGGAAGAAGTAGCAGCGCCCGTTGAATACGATCCATCCGAGGGATTCAACTCGCTACTCGACGTTGAGCCCAGCACGCTGTGGTTTGCTGCAGACCAAGCCTTGCCACAGAACGAGTTCTTCACCCGGCTCGGGTTTGAGTGGTCCCCGGATTCCGAAGCCGGCACCACGCTAACGAAGGTGTCGAGCTCCTGGGGGCTCGACGACATGCCGACCGTCAATTTCGGCGGCGCTGGCACCAACTACCGCGTAGGGCTGCGTTGTGACGAGCTAGCACCGGGCGCGAGCAGTCCGAAGTTCGCGGTCACGATTGCGGGCCCGTGCATTGTGCCCAACGCAGCTGGAATTCTGTGGTCCTTCGCGGGCATCAGCAACTCGAACGTCATCTATCACCTGTTCAGTTCTGGCAATGCACTGCTGCGAATCACGTCCAATGGGACGTCAGTGGTTTCTGCTCATAATCACGGCGCGTTCCCCCACAGCCAGCGGGCGATTCTTGCGTTGGCGATCCGCCCCACCGGCTCGAACTACGAGGTTGTGGGGAAGGTCAAGACCAGCTCAGGAACAACGACCCTAACGCCTTACACAGTTACCAGCAACGTGGCCGGTAGTTTTATCCGATTTGCGCTTGGTGAAACACCGTACAACGCTCCGCAATTCACTTCCAAAAATATGGCGTGGGGCGGCTTCGTTGGTTACAAGGGTCACGGAGCAACGGACGCCGAGCTGACGAAGCTGATCTCACATTGGGAATCCAAGTACAGGTTGAGCTAAGATGCCTTCACCACTGTTCAAAATTAACGGCGGTTCGCCGGGCGCTCACCACGAGGGCGACTACGAGGACACGATCACACTCGAGATCCACGACCGAACGGACGTGCACTCGGTGCAGTGGGAGTTCTTCGGGCGGAACCGCAGCACCGTCGTGTTCCCAACCCTAGCGCCTCAGGGGCAGGGATACATCGCAACCTTCGAGCTCCCTGCTCAGGTCGACGGTTTTGGAATCGGTCTCGGCATTCGTTGCACCATCAACGGCGGTGTGATTCCTGGCACCAGCACGGTGGATCCAGATCTCACGACCACGAGCGGCGTTTACGTCGAGTCCACGAGCGGCCTGTGTCCCCCGTTTGTAGGTGAGACTTACGAGTTCGACCTGGAGTTTGGATGGGGCGAACGCATCATCAAGAATCAGACCGACACCAGCGTTGGCGGCGACCTCTCCGGGACCCTCGGTTTTGCAGTGTTGGCGAAGCTCCACGGCATTGCCTTCGCCGACGATATCGGCACGCCTACTGATGGGCTTTCACTCACCTACGACGCTGCGACCAGCAAGATCGCCTGGAAGGACCCGGTCAAGATCTACAGCGATGGCAGTGCCGGCAACCTGACGATCAGTTCTGGCAACGTTACGTTGCAACACGGCGACGACGCCGAGTGGCACACGATCTCTTTTGCGCCAGGTCACACGGGCAAGCTGTATCTCAACGGCTGCCCGCTGCGCTGTAGGGTACTCGACTTACGCAACGCAAGCGCGGGCGCGATCACATGCGAGCCTGGACCAACCGATGGACCGTTGCCTGCGGGCATGCCAGCAACGGCAACGGGCGGAGGCACTGGCGGTGGCGTAATCCCGACGACGGAAGCGCTCGTGATTACCGGAACCGGTGGTCGAGCGGGCACGTATCAGTCGACCAACGCAGTTGCAGCACCAACTTACACTAGGCGTCTGCGTCGACTCGAGGCAATGGGCGCCGTGATGTACGTCGGCATGGCCGGCAGCTCTAACTCACAAGTCAATGGTGGGCGCTCGGGAGGTTACCTCAAGATCCGGGCTGACGTGATCATCACCGATGGGACAACGGCCGCTGGGTGCATCAAGGCGGACGGGGACAACGGCACAACGCTGTCTGCGGGACCAACCGACTGCGGTGGCTCTGGTGGCGGGGCAGGCGGCGTGGTCGACCTTGAGTGTAACCGCAGGATCGGATCCACGGTAACCAACGCCATCACCGCCAAAGGTGGCGATGGCGGCGGGAGATACCGGCCTGTTGCGGTACACGCGGTGCTCACTGGTGGCGGCGCGGACGGCGGACTCATCTCCACTCGTATTCGAGGGAAGAGCACCATGGTGCGCGGTGCTGCAGGCGCGACCGCGGCAGGCGACACGCCCGGGCCGGGTGGAGCCTGCTCAGCAAATCTTTAGCCGTCCCCGCGCCGGAGCTTTCTTCTTCGGCCGGCGTCATGTGGACGGCAGTTTTTTGGAAAGGGTGAGACAATGAACGAAACAAGTCCCGGAAACTCAACACTCGAAATTCTTCTTCAGGTAGTAGGCGCACTCTACACGCTTCTGACACTCCTGGCGGCCTTGCCAAAGGGGTTGAGCATCACGCAGCTGGCCGCGCGATTTGGCGCGGACTTACGCAACGCCCGGAGTGATGCTAAGCCGACCTCGAACGTGCCCCCTACGGCCGCGCTGCTTGTTCTCTTTGCGTGCGGATGCCAAGGCCTACAAGACGCCGCGGTGCCCACGGTGGTCGATTGCGCGCCGGGTCGTGAATACGTGATCGAACAGCTCGAAACCGTCTTGCGTGACAACGAAGCTTTTGCCGTCCTCGACCGTGTCAAAAAGGAGAAGGGCAAAGAGTTCGTTTTGTGCGCGCTGCAGAAGTTCATCGAGCAGTCGGCGAGCGAGGCCATCAAGCGCGTCAAGGCCCAAGCATACATCGAGCGCGAAGCCCTGAAGCAGTAAGCACCATGCGGATCTGGCTCCTCAACCCACGGATGGCCGAAATCGGCCCACCGAATCCAAGCATACCGCGCTCGGTGGTTTGCCTGATCGACTGTCCGTGCGGTTGTGGTCGCCCATGGGTTCTGCCAACGCGTCCCGGGATCGCGTTCCCGGCCTTGGGTGAGACGCTCTCACAAGCACAATGGCAAGCGCGACTCAATAGCTACAACTCCGGCGGGCGCCTGCATCGTATCATTGAAGTGGAGGGGCAGCAGTGCGTTTGGGGAGGCCGAATCCTGCTGGGCCGCACTGTATACGGCCGGCGCAATGCTGGCGATGCAGCGGACGATCAGCGCGACGAGCGCCCATTCGCTGAGCGGCGAGACGAACTGAAAGCTTGGTTAGTCGAAGTCGGAGATATCGCCCAGGAGGTTCGCGGTGTCAGGTAGCATTCGTTCGAACAACTCCGCGTTGGGCGTTGCTGGCAGCCTTGCCTACACGAACTATCATCAGACTGGCTACATCAAGGCAGGAGCGACTGCATACACGAGCGGGCCACGGTGGCAGTACAATTGGGAAATCGGCATTCCCGGTCGATACTACGCGTTCCAGCTTTACACAGACAACTCGCTCGATACGCTCGAATTCTATTCGGACGAAACCGGTGCGGTCGTGGTCGCCAGCGGTTCGCCCACGGGCTGGTACGCCTATCGTTTCCTAAAGAACGGCACAGCCATTTCGCTCGAGGTCCGCGCGGTCGGGGCAGGTAGCTGGACACTCGTTACGAGCTTCACGCTCAGCGCCGGCGCAGCAAACGTTGATCACATTGAGTTTTTTCAAACGGGGGCCAACGATGGCCTGGCGGTCGACGCCTACCTTCGTTCAAACCGTGGCCACACAACACTGCTCACCGGCGCGGAAGCGATCGCCGAAAACAACAGTCCGACCCCAGTCATTACGACGGGCCACGTGCTCTCGGTTGCTGACGGTGCCACGCCATCTGTGGCTGGGACCAACTGGAACGGCGGAACGTACGGCTCACTAGCGCTCAGTCTCACCGGAACCGCGCTCTACAGCACGGACGAGCCGATTCCGAGCGGTCCAGTACCGCTCGCGGCCAATGTTGTCAGTGCCGTTTCAGTTGTCGCAGCGAGTGCGGCAACAGTTGCGCTCTCCGCAATAGGTGTCTCAGCGCTAACGCTCACCTCAACGGCGGCAGTATCCGCTGGTCACGGTGTCACAGCAACCAGCGCAGTGGGCTTTACATCCTCAGCTGCGGCTTCGTCGGCGCCCACTGCGACTGCAGCAACGGCGGTGAGTCTTTCAACCGCGGCCGCTTCGACCGCTGGAGTCACCGCACAAGGGACCTCGATCGAGTCACTTGCAACGGCCGCAAACGCTACTGCGGAACTCGTTGCGAACGCAACCGGCGGCGCGCAGCTATCCACCTCGGTGGTCGCGCAAGCGAGCCAGGTGCGTACCGCTGACGGCGCCTCATCAGTTACCATTGGGACCTCTCTTGCCACATCGGCGGGAGTAACGGCGGCCGGCACGAGTGCGCTCACCGATACGACCGTTGCCAGTTCGAGTGCAGGCGCAACCGCCTCGGGCGCGTCAACGGTTGGGCTCTCGACCACGGCGGACGCATTCTCGACCGTCGTCCGAACTGGTGCCATTGCCTCCTCGCTTCAGCTTGCGACTGCTGCCCAAACCTCAGCGTCTCACGGCGTCGCCGCACAACAGAGCGTCGGCGTCCAAGCCGCGGCCTCAGTGAACAACGGCGTTACTGCAGCAGGCACAAGCGCGGTCAGTCTCGCAACGGCGGCAACCGCAACTTCGCTCAGTGGGCGATCGGTAGACGCTGCGTCAGTCGTTACGCTCTCAACGGCGGCAGCAGCTGCGCTCTCCGCTGTGGCGGATGCAACATCGGGACTCGCCGCGTCGACCACCGCTCAAGCATCCGTGGCGCTCATGGCGGCCGCCGGCGTCCATGTCTCGCCACTCGTGGCGGGCGGCGCGTTTATAGGCAGCTCCGCGGCGATAGTGGCTTCGGTGGGACTGAGCACGGTTAGCACTATCGGTCCTTCCGAGGTGCCGCCAGTCGACCCAATGTTTGAGGCCGCATTCGAGCACATCTCGCTTGAGGCAACGTTTGAGGCCCCATCACTCGTTTGGGAGGCAGCGTGAAAGTAGTCAAGCCAATCGTTGGTCCCAAAGACCCAAGCTCTTCCAGGTTCGTCTACTTCAACTTGCGAAGTGAAGTAGCTCGCACTGGGGCCCAAGTGGTCTCTTCACCATTGCCCACTGTCACCGAAGTGGATTCCCAAGATGCCCCAGTTACCGATCAGACGCTTGCGTTTGGTCCTCCGATTGTGGGCGCTGACGGCATGATTGCGGTCATGACTTCGGGCGGAGTCGCAGGACAGAAGCCGTTTATTCGCTGCCGATACGCGCTCACGAACACCGAAACCGGCGACGCCACACTGCGTCTCGCCATCGCACACACGTAAGGACACACCATGACCGACTACAGCACCGCATATCTCAACGCCGCAGCCGACGCGCTCGAGGCAACCATCGGGACCGCGCCTGACATCCTTCTCTTTTCGTCCGCAAAGCCCGCCAACTGCGCGGCGGCGGACGGCGCTGGCACGCTCATGACCCAGGCTTTGCCGTCAGACTACCTGACCGCCGCGACAGCGGGTGTCGTATCAAAGAACGGCACCTGGGCGGGCACCGGGTCAGCTAACGGCTTGGCGCGCCACTACCGCATCAAAAAGAGCGGCACGTGTCACATGCAAGGGCTCGTCTCGATGCCCTGGGCAGCGTCGACAGCGGTGCAGCTCAACCATCAAATGCACCTTGGCGGGCGGGTGTACGTCTGCACCACGGCCGGTACGACGGCAAGCTCTGGTGGCCCCACCGGCACCGGCTCAGGCATCTCGGACGGCACCGCCGTGTGGGCCTACGCCGGCGTCCAGGAGATGACGATCGACAACGTGTCGATTGCCGTCTCGCAACCGGTAACCATCAGCACGTTCACTCACACGGTAGCGTAAATGGCGGAGCCCTGGGAACGAGTTGAGGAAAAGATCGACGAGTTGCAAAAGACAACGTCGAACATCGACACTCGGTTACGCCTGCTCGAAGAAGCGCGTCGCCGTGACGAACTCGAGCAGGCGCGAAGCCCCGTGACTCCCGCCGAGATGCGGGTTGCGTACCAAATGGCCAAGTGGGTGGTGACGGTCGTTGGTGCGGTGTTGCTGGCGAGCATCGCCGCCGGCCTAATTGCCATTATCAAGCTGTCGCACTGAATCGCCTCGAGCGCGCAATGAAAAGGCCGGAGGGGAAACCTCCGGCCTTTTCGTGTTTCTGGTCCTCTACGAGCCAATCGTGGGGAAAGCCCGAATGCGCTGCCACTTCGCGCTGAACCGCTCACGAGCGGCGTGGCTCAGCGTATACCTGTAAGCGTCCAGAGTGAGCCAACCTTTGGCCGCGAGCGCGCGGAGGTGCGTCATCACAGTTTCATCCGAGCGGTAGCCGAATGCTTGCGCGATCTCTCGGTAGGTGACGCTTTGGCCGTCGTCCCATGCCGAGACAAGCATCCGGATCACGCGCTCTTGTGTTGGTGTGAGGTTATCCGAGTAGGTCATTGGAAAGCACGAAGCCAACGAACTGTGAGATCCGTTGGCTTCGTCAATGCTCAGTTGGGGTTAGAAGTGAGGCTCGTCGAGATCTGAGTCGAAGTCAGGTTCGGGTTCTGACTCGCGCGCGGGCTGCTCCATTTCTCGCTTCTGCACGCGTTTCGCCAGCACGCCGGCGAGACGATTCTGAAGGTGTGCGAAATCCCCGCCAGTGAACTCGTTCTTGACGTTTCCGCCTGGTCGATTCACCCACTTCACGCGTGCGTAGGTTTTCCCGTCGTGTTCCTCGTGATCCACGACGAGCTCGACCTGCTTCGAGCCCATGCCCTCGAGCTTGCTGTCCAGCTTCTTGCCGTTCCAGCCGCAGTTCTCCAGCGCTTCCAGTGTCTTCTCGGCAGCTTCGTCAGTAAGGAAGCCATCCCAAAGGATGCTGCCGCGATCTTTGATCTCGAACTTCACTCGCACGAATGGCTTGTTGTTCGCGTTCTTGCCGAATTGAACCTGACTCCAGGCCTTTGCTAGGTATGTCCCCTTTTCGATCATTGTGCGGTCTCCGATAGTTTGGCCGTGAGCCAGTTGATGAGTTGTGTGAGCTTGCGGGCGTCGTTGCCCACCTTTTCGAGGTTCTTTTGCGCCTTCGATGCGAGGTCCGTGGACGCCGTCGCCACGAGGTTGGTGAAGCGCTCTTTGAGGGCCTCAACCGACTTCGGAGACTTCTCTCGAGCTGCGGCTTCGAACTCGGACCACTCCAACGGGATCTCGAAAGGCAGTCCGTAGCGGTTCTTCGCGTCCCATGCTGGGCGGTGCTCGGTATAGGCGACGCGCGAGCCATCGCCAAAGGCCTTCACCTTTCCGCGCTCGTCCTCATGAGTTACCACCTTGTACGTGGCGAACAAGACCGCGTCAGCCCACTCCTTCACGAGCTGCTCGGCTTTTTCATGCAGCTTCATGGTGTAACGGTCGTAGTCGTCACCTGCGGGGTTGTGGTAGCCCTTGACGCGGCTATGGGCGAGCATGACGACGTTCATACCCTTTGCCCGAAGCTCCCCGACGGCGGCAAGCAGCTTCCGCCACTCGTCGAGCGCCAGCACGTAGCCTTTGCCGTAGCCGAAGGCCTCGATTGAGTTCTTGCCGTTGGTCTTGCACACGTGCGCATGAATGAGCGGCTCCAACCAGTCCAGAGTGTCCAGCACGAGCGTTTTGAATTCGTGCTCTTCGTTTGCGAGACTCGCGACGGCCTCGAGCACGTCGGCGAACTTGGAGGGGGAGGGGAACGACGCAACATCGAGCTGCGCTGTGCCGTCTTCCGTACCCAAGAAGATCGGGTTCGGCGCGCCAGCCCCGAACGTCGACTTTCCAATGCCTTCCGGTCCGTAGAGCACCACGGATATGGGCGTTTCGCGCGGGCCGCGCCTAATACTCGCTAGATTCATCATCGTCTTCGTTCGCTCCTTCTTGCTTGTAGGCTGTGCACTTGCTGCGTGCACGGCAGTATAGTTTGTTGCAATGTTCACCGGGGACGGCTGGTGTCCGACCCGAGAGGATGTCCCGCTGAAGGACGCGCAGTCGCGCTTTGGAGGCAGCGAGATCGTCCGCGGAGTATTCGACCCGATCAACGGTCACCTGACCGTGCTCGTTGACCGCATGAAACTCGGCCGCGTGTACGCCCGCGACGATTGCGCCAAAGCGCAATTGCCAAGCGTCTTGCGCCGGCGCGTGCTGCCCCGTTTTTAGGTCCGCAACCTTTTCGTCGACGAATAGCAGGTCGAGGGTCCCGCACACCCCAAGCGCGTCGCCGTAGTCGCGATGTCCGTTGGTCACCAGCTCCGATGCCTCACCATCTGGCGCCAAACAGAAGGCAACTTCCTGCCGCACTGTCGAGCCCAGCACCGCGCGGCCGTGTTCTGCGACCCACCACTCGAACCGGCACTGAACCAAGTATTCTTCATGGTCCGTGAGCTTGACGTCGTGGCAGCCGTCGGAGACGAGCGAGTGAAACGCAGTGCCCATCTCCGCGGGACGGCCGGGCGCCCTTTCGCTGAGCGGAAGCGACACCCAATGGGCGCAGATGACCGCCAGATCAAGAGACGAAGCAGTCACCCGGCGTAGTTGGTCTTCGCGGGAATCGGGTGCCTTCTTCATGTGAACAGCACCGCAAACCCCACGGTCATGACGCCCAGGCAGAAACCCAGGCACACACCGTCACGGAAGTTATTCATTGGCGCCCCCGTAGAGCGCTGTGAGCTCAGCCTTGGTTGCCTCGCTCAAGTCGAGAGTTTCCGGGTCCGAACCGCGCATCACACCGTCGGTGCAATCCTCGGCGCCGACTAAGTGTCCAATCTCGTGGGCTAGGATGAACAGGCGATGTTCGTCCTGAACGACGCAGGGCCCAACCCAGATCGTCTTTTCGGCTCGCTCTGTCACCGCCAGAGTTCCGAACTCGGTTTGCCCTTTCCGACAGAGCACGCTTCCGTCGATGTGCTCGCCGCCGTTGGTTGTGACGACCCTCCACCGCTCGTCGGTGCGCCAAGAGTGAAACACCTTGGCGTCGGTCGTGGCTGCGACGCTCACCCCCACGTGTGGGCGGAAGTTTTCCAGCGACCCATCCGCTAGCTCGAGGTCGTCGCCGGATTCGACGAGAATCACCGCATCAGCCGTGAGCTCGTGGGTGCAGCTCGAAGCAAATGCCAAGAGCGTAAGAGCCAGGCCCCTCACTTCCACCGCCACTGGTCAAAGCCGTGCAGCCCGTTGGCGTACACGCAAAGCATGAGGTCCTTCGGGTACATATTCACCCCGTCGAAGCTCATGCGCGGGTTGAGACCGAGGACCATCGCCTTACCGAGCACGTGATCGCGGAACCAATTGGAACCGATGGAGGCCGGTACCAACATGAGAATCCGCACGCCGCGCGCCGATTCGGCTGCGGCCTTTTCTGCGAAGGCCCCGATGTCGCCGAACGGCGGATTCAGCCAACAAAACTCGCGACTGCGAGACACCTCAAGCCAGTTCTGTTTGAGTGCGTCATCTTCCTTCGTGAAGAAGTCGGTGGGGCCTGCAACGCTGGTATGATCCTCTGCGGCCAAGTCAAAACCGATGCGTCCAAAACGGCTTTCAACAGCGTTGAGGAATTCCTGCGGCGTCGAGTAGTTCTGCTTCGAGGCGTGAGGTTTCTGTGCGGGCTCGGTCACAGGCACCTCCGAACTTTGCGGGTGTCCGCGCCTTGCCAGAGGATGGCAAACAGCGCCTGGGCTCGGGTGAGACCCGGCTCGCTCATTGCTCGGGCAAGGTGAGCGACAGAGCGATCAACCTTGGTGGTTGCGTCGGGCTCGGGCCGCGCGCGCCGGCGCTCCTTCAGCTCGAGTACCAGGATCGGGGAGCGAGAGAGGTTCACGCGCCCCCCTTTTTCGCCCGAATCTCGGCGAGGCTGACGACGTTGGCGGAAGCCTGGCGACGAGCTTGGAGCTCGCGCGTTAGCTCGGCAACCGTGTCCCAAGCGCCCGCCACGGCGGCCCGGCGAAGGGCATCGGCGAGCAAATCCGTTACCGGATCATTGAGCGGAATCGATTGAGCAGGTTCCTGTATATCCCTCCTTTCTCCCTGCTCACTCGGGACAGTGAAACACGCCAAATCGCCTGTTTTGTGCTCGTCTAACGCTCTACGGAACCGAAAGTCGGAAGTTCGAATCTTTCCGGGCGCGCCATCAGAATCCCTGTTTTCCTCTGCGGACCCAGATTGATTGAGCAGGCTCGTGCTCAAACCCTGCGGCAGAGCGTGTTCCGGGATCGTCAGTGAGGAGCTCTGACCGAGCTTCACGTAACGCGCGTGCGTTGATGCGTCCCGATGGTCGGCCAATGCCATCGCGAGCGGAGTAGCGACCCCTGCTGCGGCCAACGAAGTGGCGAACGCTCGGCGGAACGAGTGGAAGTCGACCGGCTTGTATTCGAGAGAGTCGCCGGACTGGATCAAGCAGAGAGCCTTGCGCGCCTCCTCGGATTTCGCCTCATGAAAGCCGGGGAGGGGACGAACGACGCCGGCCGCCCAAAGCGCAGCCCGAAGTTCTTTCGCGTACGACATCCTCTTTTTGTGTCGTCCAGCGCGTGGGCCGCGAGCCGCGGGGAACACGGCGCCCGCTCGAGGTCGGCCTTGGCTGTCCCAGTGGCTTTGCAGCACGGGCACCAACATGGCTGGCAGGTTGAGCCTGGGCTGACGACGGCCGCGGTTTGCGACCTTGGGGCGTGGGACATGTGCATCGACCCACGTATCCGTGTTGATGTGCGACCAATCCCACGCGTGCAAGTCGCTGGTGCGCATGCCCCCCAGCGTTCGCGACGCGAGCGCCATCACGTGGAGCTCCGCCGGAACTTCCGGGCAGCACATGAACGCCGAGAATTCCTCGTCGGTGAGAACGATGCGCTCGCGCGTGTCGATGGCGGCGTTCGCCGGAATGACCGAGTTCGTCACCGGGTTGTTCGAGCACAGCTCTTCACGAATGAGATCGCCGAACACTCGCGAGAGGTCCGCCTTCATGTGCTTGATCGTGCGCTGCGACAGCTCACGGCGAACCATGCCGCGGAACACCTCTTGAATGTGCGACGTCTTGATCTCGTTCGGGTCGAGTTTACCGATCACGGGGCCCGCAAACTCCTCGACGCGATAGAGACGCTCAGTCCACGTCTTCATGCCCTCGTCACCTTGCGCGGTGATGAGACGCTTCGCGGCATCGCCGAACGTCTCACGCCGGCGAGCAATTTCCTTCAGGTCACCGAGTAATTCGGCGACGTTGAGAGCGCCCGAGAGGAGCTTCGCGAGCTTCGCTTCAGCAAGCGACCGAGAGGTGGTGTGCAAGTCGACGATTCGCTGAATGCGACCCTTGTCCGTCTGGAAAGAGAGGCGTGCGCCCCAACCCTTGCGGCGGTACATGAGCGAGCCAGTGCGGGGGCGGCTCATTGCGCGCTCGCTTTCCGTGCGCTGCGCTCAGCTGCCCACGCGCGGCACTGCGCGTAGTCGAAGCGGGGGAGGGTTCCCACGAAAATGGTCGGCATGCCCGCCTTGCGCAGGTGGTGAATTTGGGTCCGGCTCACCTTGAAGCGTTCGGCGAGCTCGTCGGGGGTCAGGAGTTCGTCGGCGCGACGCGCTTCTTCGAGTGTCTCGCGGAACACGGTGCGAACCTGCTCCTCTGTCATGACGATGTTCATCGAGCAGCCTCCATTTCCCGCTCGAGGCCCTCGGCCCAAGCGGTCGCCACAGCTGCAACCTGGACAAGCTCGGCCTGCAGGCTCGCCAGATCGTCCCCCTCGTTGAGGGCCTTCGATACTTCGCCGAACTCTTCGCCCAGGATCGCGAGCTTCTTGAACCCGTCGACGTCATCCGCCGCGGTATAGGTGAACTTGCCCTCGGTCTTGAGCGCGTTTTGCCGCTTGCGCTCCGCGATTATCTTTTCGAACACCATCGCTCGCGCGAGCTGCTCGCTCAGTATCATTCGTGACATCCGTCTTCTCCTTCTTCGTTTCGAACTCTCTCGTCACTCTCTCTAACGCTTGTTGCCCTGTCTCGCCTTCGTACGAGATGGCAACGTGAATCTTGTTGCTGTTCTCTTGCCGCACCCCGAACTCGTCGCAGCCCAACGCCTTGGCCTCACTCCAGTTTTTCGCCAAAACAAGACGATAGCGTTTCGGGTTGGCGACCAAGAGCACCACGTATTGAACCGCTTCGAGCTCGTCTGGTTCATGGTGGGGCATGGT